TATACCAAATGTTAAACTAGCCTGTCCTCCAATATCTGACAAGACTTCTGATGCAGAACGCCCTTCTATAGCTGTGCCATCAATACGTAAGAAATCATTATCTGCGGCACCGCTAGTAAAGGTAGCTACGTTACCGCTAGATATACCAGCAGATGGTATATCAGAAGTTAGAGCTACTGTACCTGCACTTGCTGGTAGTGTTACTGTTACATCCGCTGTAGAGGCTGGCCCGATAAGAGTAACAGCATTTGTACCATTATCTGTATCTTCTTTAAATAAGATAGAACCAGCGGCAGATGATGAACCTGTAATAATAGGTGCAGTTAAACTTTTATTTGTAAATGTAGTTGTGCTACTAGCTGATACACTAGAAACTTGGCTTTCTACAAATGCTTTGATAGATTGCTGTGTAGCTAAATGATTGGCACTATCTGATGCCATATTATCTTCGTCTTTAATAGACGTGCCACTTATAGTGCCATTTAACACTGCACTTGTTAGTGTCTTATTAGTTAGGGTATCTGTTGTGTCTTTACCTACTAATGTATCTGTAGCAGAGGGTAATGTTAAAGTAACATCCGCAGTAGAGGCAGGACCAATAAGAGTTAGTTTATTTGTACCGTTATCACTATCTTCAAAGAACTCTAAGAAACCTGCGCTAGTTGCTCCATTTTTAAGTTGTGCGCCAGCGTTAACTATTGGAGTTGTAATAGTAGGAGTTGTTAAAGTTTTATTTGTAAGCGTCTTTGTTGTTTGAGAAAGATATGTATCAAATGTATCTACTGTAGTTTGACGCATTGTACCAGCGTCATTAGTAACAATACCATCTCCACCTGCTACGGCTGTTGTACCTGCAGATGTACCACCATCCATTAAGTTTAGTTCAGCGGCTGTAGAAGTAATAGATGAGCCACCAATTTGTAGTGTTGTAGCATTTACTTCGCCAGAGCTACCATATATAACAGCTTTGCTATTTACAATAGTACCTGCACCTGACCCATCAATTAAGTTAAGTTCAGCACCTGTTGATGTGACATTAGTACCCCCTATATCAAGAGTAGTCATAGAAACTTCACCAGCGACAGTTAATATACCATCTGCAAGTGTAAGTAAATCTGTATCATCATCGTGACCAATAGTACTAGCTACAACAATAGTATCTGTGGTTATTGTACCATCAAAGAAAGCATCCTTGAATTGTAAAGAACTTGTACCTAAATCTATATCATTATTTGTTACAGGTACAATTACACCATCTTGAAACCTCACTTGTTCTACAGATGAACCTGCTCCACCTGCATCTACAAACACACCTACGCGATTATCTGTGTTACTAACTACAACTTTATTTAAAGGCGTAGCAATGCCGGGGTCTCCAATTAAACCAATAACTGGACCCTCAGATGCTGTGCCATCATGCTTGTGACCTGATGTATTTACAAAAGCCGCTAGTATCTGATTAAATTCATCATTACTGTGGGCGGCAGTAATAACATCACCGTCAGTAAATGATGACTGTCTGGTATAACCTGCCATTACCTTCTTGCTCCTGCGTCAAACTCTAACTGAAATCCCTTTAGGGAATATGGTGCTGATACACCTCTATCATTAACTCTAAGTGCTACAGCAAAACCAGAACCCTCTACTGGCTGTCTAATTAATGGGTTTGTTTGTCCACCATATGTTGCTGTATTATATAGTGATGTACCGTACACAGCTACAACAGTCGCTGTATCAAATGGATATGCCGCTGGTCTTGCCGCTTCTGGTGCCTCATAATCATATCGTAAAAACAAATCGGCATTAACTGCGGCTTCAGGTGCATAGTTAATTATAATGCGCTGAAAGTTTTTTCTAATACCAGCATCTCCCATAGTTAAATCAGGAGACCTATACTTTCCTACTATTTGAGTACCATCAAAATCATTACCTTGTTCTTGGCGATATACATATCCATCAAAGTCACCGTGAACAACTATACTTTCTCCTGCAACAACTACAGAGTCTGTGCTATTAGGTTTAATACCTAACAAGTCACCAAACTCATAGCCCTGTCCCTTTCGGACACATATAATACCCTCTGTTGCAGAACGCACTGTAGCACTTTTAGAAAAGAATATTCTATACTGTGTTTTGTCTGGTATAATAACACTTGTAAATTCATCAACATCAGATAGTTCTTGAAATCTTTTTTGAACTGCTCTACTAATTGTACCAAGTTCTACATCACCAATCTTTTCTGTACCAGCTACTGTCCGTAATCCATCTGGCCCAAGAAATACAACATCACCTGCAAATTCTTGTATAGTAAAATTATTAAGACAGCCTATCTCTCTAGTTATAGGTTGTAGTACAAAGTCTGCAATTGTATTACCAACTAACTTAAAGATACGCTCTTCACAAAAAACAAATAGTGCATCACGAAACGGAAATAATCCTGTAATAGGACTATCTACTTGCAATGACCCTGCGCCATTAGCGGCAGTAAAATCATTATCGGTAAACGGTGCAGTGAATACTAACTCTTGTGAGCTACTTGACATGCCCGCAAAAAATAATGCGTTCTTAAAAAATGTTACAAATGCAGGGTCAGATGGCGCACCTGTAGAATTTAAATCTGTAACTGTTGTACCATCAAAAGTACTAGCATGATTGGCACCATCAGCAAATACTAAAAAGTTAGTACCACCTAAGTTATATCTAAAGTGCGTATATCTACCTGCACCTGTTCTACCACTATCAATTTCTGACCAAGAACCTGTAGTGCCAGCTTGAAAAACTTTTGTTCCTCTTGCCGCTACAACCTTTGAATTAAAGTGTGCAGACATTAACACAGGTTCATTAGAGGATGTTGTTTGCGGAACTATATTACTATTCCACTTAATGTATCCTGATATACGTCTGTATCCACCAGAAATATCTGGCTCAAAGTTTTGTAGTTCTAGTGCCATGCCCGGTTGCATAGCAAAAGTAGATTGGTCTAATACTAATCCACCCTGACAGGCAAAGACAAACGGATTAAGTCCTGATTGGTCTGCCATTAATTACCGTCCTGTGGGAAACATAGAAGTCCCATATCGTTGTGAGTGTGGAATATACAAAGACCTAACATAGTTAAATCTATTAATAAATAGGCTTTGCATATGTTTAATACCATCTTCAAATCTACTAAAGTTAATACCGTACTGCTGTGCTTCACCACGATATTGGTAGCCATACGCAGTTGCACCATCTACAATAACTTGTCTAAACTGCTCTGGTATTGTTGGTGCATCTGTAGCGGCACTTAACGGTGTAGGTTTTATATATGCATCAAATTTTAAACTGTATGCTTTATCTGGGTAAGGAAATAAACCATAATTATTGTCTGGTGTTCTAAAGACAAAAAGAGGCACACCGCCTACATCCGATGTGCTTTCTTGGTCTATATATTTATCTACGTATTCTTTGTAGTCTAATCTACGTAATGATACTCCTGATACACCAAGAGTATTATCTTTAGATATTCTAAATGTTTCGTAGTCTACATGATAAACTGTAGTACCTATTGTGTACCTTGTAGTGCTAGCAACAAGAGTTTGTGTTTGTAATTCATGGCTAAAAGGCCAGCCAAACTCTCTCTGAAAAATATAGTTTATAGAATCGTTAACGGCATTTTTACATTGCGTTTGAAAACCACGAGAACTAGTAAAGTTGCTTGATGTCAATTCAACTTCATTAAATCTTGCTAAAACTTCATTAGTTATGTCGAGGTAATTATACGCCACAATAAATCCCTAAAGGTTAGAGGGGCAACTTATGCCGCCCCTCATATTAGTTAAGCGAGAGTATCGCGGTCTACTTCATCAGCAGAAGTATCACCTATTTCGCTAACGTCCATCATTACTGCGTAAACACGAATTTTACCAGCAGTATATGTCGCACCGTCACCTGCGAAAGTTAGGTCAAGAGTATCTGCAGTTGTGATAACAATATCACCAGAAACAGTAACACTAGGAGCATAAGCACCATCAGACGCACCATCAATGTCAAAAGCCGCAACGTATTCATTATCGTCAACAGCAGTTCCAAGGATAGCGGTAGCGTTAGTACCTGTGTTCATAGTTGCTGATTCTACAACTTGAAAACCTGCGGCAATAATCTTCGTATTAGCAGGAACAGTTATCATTTGCACGACATCTCCACCTGTAGAAGAAACTGCTTGAGCAGTCAAGTCAATAGTATTCTCAACCATATAAGGAGAGCGACCACGAGCAGAACTGCCAGTGGCGGCTTTAAGAACGGAAGTAATTGTAGCCATTTTTCAATCCCCCCTTATGCCACGTTATAGATGGCGTTTACAAGAGCTTCAGGACGAAGTATCTTGCGACCATATAAATGCATACCACGAACAATATCAGCAAAGCTGTCTGGGTCACGATATGTTTCTGTCTTATTAATCTGCTCTGCAGTAGCAACAGCGGAAGAATGACCAGCAACAATTACACCAAAGTTAGATGTATTTGAAGCAGAAATTGTTCCCGGACCTGTGCCTTTGGCTGGCAGGTTATTTGAGACATAAACTTGGAACCCATGAACATTGTTCAGGATAAGACCATTCTGAAGACCAGACCCACCGAAGTCTTGGTTCAGAAGACGAGAGTCTTCATCACGAAGAAGTTCAACGAATACTGGGTCAACTACGAGCCAACGACCCTGTGTATCCACATTCTGCTGGTCTAACTTACGAGCCATACGAGCAATCAGTGTTAACGGAAAAGTAGAACCGTCAGCAGGGGTTGTGTCAGTTGCACCGCCAGCGCGAGGCTGAAGTACAATACTGTTATTTGCTGAACCTGAACTTCCATCACCATCACCAAAATCACTGGCATCAAGTTTCATAGAAGCAAGCAGTTCATCAGAACCTGCAGTTGAGACAGCTTTAGAACCGTTAACAGTTGTGTTAGCAGTATCTGGTGTGCCATGAATTGCAGACTGTGTAAAGCCAGACAAATAACCAAGAACATCTTGGTCCATCTGGTCAGCTAGACGGTAAGCCGCACGGTCAGAAGCTAGGCTCTGAAAGTTTACGTGGCTATGCGCCTCTTCGATATCATCAACCTTAAAAGCAAAGTAGTTAGCTTTGTCAATTGTCAGGTTGAAATCCTCATCGTCAAGGTCTTGAGGTGTGATAGTTGTACCACGCTCATATGCCTTAACGGTGATTTCTGGTTCTTTTATTATCCTAACGGAATCACCCATGTTAGCAATTTCACCAAAGTAATCATTGTTAGTGATTGCCTCAATGATGGCAGCCTTGCGGAACGCAAGTTGAACCTGTTTGCTGTAAATTACAGGTGAAAAATTACCATTAGGAAGATTGCCGTAACCTGCGGCAGAAGCAAATGCTACACCCGGCATTTTCATCTCCTATAGTTAGATTTCAATTTTAACAGATACAAACTTACAAAGTTATTAGGGGCTGACTCTATTAGGTGTGTATCAAGAGGGCTGTACATTCCTTCTATCAACAGGCTAATTTTATCAGGTAATCCGAAAAGATTGTCTGTTTGCTATGGGTGTGCAGACAAATAGCTAGTTTGTCTACACCATTTGACTATAGTTATACATATAAATAACTAGTTGTCAAGCGTTTTTATCTAGCAGAGCCAGATACATCGTATAGAAACTTACCAGAACGGATAGCTTCCATAATTTCATCAGAGTTTCTTTCATACTCTTTAGATGACATTCTTTGAACATCAGACTCTTTTATATATGAAGAAGTCTCATCACTTTGCGGTTTAGCTCGTGCATCTTTTGTAGCAACGGCTTTAGCCGCATCTTTATTACTCTTAGTCTCTTTCTTTGCAGAAATACCTTTGTCGGCCTTGTAGAGGTCAATGGCTCTTGCGGCTGAACGTGCGTCATTATCATTCTCATATAGTGCGTCTTGCACCCACTTAGGTTGTTCATCAGCCCAATCGTGAAAATCATCGCTATCACGTATATCTGCAAAGTCAGGGTGTATCTTTAATAGTTCTACCTCTGCCTTTTCTTTTGTTGCAGATACCTGCATTTCATCAATAGCTTTTACTCTTTCTTCAAGTATTGATGCTTGCTCTGCCGCTTTTTTCATTGCAATAGTTTCAACAATTGCGGCTACGTCAGGATATTCTTTTGCCCATTCCTCTATGTCTTCGTCCGACTTAGGCAATTGCATTTCTTTTTTAGTAGCTTCAGATAATTGTCTTTTTACTTCTGCAAGCTCTGTTTTAAATTCTTCAGCTTGTTTTTGTTGATGTCTACGTAAATCCGAATACCGCTTCTTAAATGTTTTTTCTTCTGCAGTAGTTGGCTCTTCCTCTTCTTTTTGTTCTGGCTCTTCTACCTCACCAGCTTGTTCTTTCATTAGTTGCTCAAGCTCTGCTTCTTCTGCTTTACGCTTTTCTTCATTAGAGTATTTGCGACTTGCAAATGCAACCTTCTTTTCTGGTTTCATTTCTTCAGCCATAATTGTAGCTTGTTCAGCCATAGTCTTTCTCCTTTGGGGCTAACCGTAGCCTGTGTTAGGGGGGTTAGGTAGCCATTGAGTTTATGTGAACTTATTATTTAGAAGCTAGTCCACTTTGCTTCATCTGTTTAGCCATACCACCTTTAGCCATACCAAACTCACCAGTTATGCCTCTTCCTGAATAAGAAGCGGCAGATGAAGAACTTGCATCTTGACCAGTGCTACTATACGCTTGTTCTGCTTGGGAATCTACTCCTTTTTCTCTATCTATTCTTGCTCGTTCTGCTATTCTATCTCTTTGAACTTGTTTTTGTTTTTCTATTTCAGATTTAATCTGCGCTCTACTTTTTCCTCTAGTATCTACATTAAACGCAGATGCTTGTCTTTCTACTTCATTTCGTGCCGCACGTGCTTCTGCAAATATCTGACCATATGTTTTCTCACGATTAAAGTCTCTATCTTCTCTAAGTAAACTTAATCCAGATTCTTTTGCTATTTCTTGTTTTTCTTTATCTAGTTGAGATTGTGATTTTGTAGTACCATCAGCATTTAATAAACTTGCTTGCAGTTCTTCTCTTGCATTTTTTAGTTCATTAGCAAGGTCTTGTTTAACATTAGAACTTAATTCGTGTAATCTAGTTTCACCAAGTTCAGGTCTATTAGAAAAATAACTATCAATAGTTACTTTTTGACTTGTAAGAAATTCATCTCTAGATATAGCGGTATCTTTAAATTCTTTTTTAGCTGAACCAACAAGACCCTTTTTCATACTAAGAGATGCTACTTGTGATTTACCTATAGTTGATAGTTCACTTAATAAATCTTCATTATCTATTTTTCCTCTATCATAACCTATACCACGCATATCCGTAGTAGAAAATTCAGGAGTACTATCTTTGCTTTCTCCCTCTTCTTGAGGTCTAGTTTGAGTTACAGTGCTTTCTACTTTTGTTTCTTCTTTAGGTTTTGCTTCATCTTTTTTTTCTGTAAATCCTTGAGGAACAGTAAAGGTAGGATGAACCTTACCGCCTTTAAAAGGCACTTGTATTTCTTGACCACTTTCATTTTTAAATGTTTTAAATTCATCAGGCGGTCCTACATTAAAACCTAATTTACTTGTGTCAAGACCTGTATTTGGTAAACCCTGCATTGCTATAGGAGTAGCTTGTTGCATTGGTGGTTGGTACGGTGCTGTAGGAATATTAGGAGTTTGAGTTACTGATGGAGTCATTGTTGGTATATTAGTAAATTGAGATGGTTGAAACCCTCCTATTGTAGACATACCCGGTTGAACAAAAGTTCCTTGCTGTGCTTGCACAACACCACCCTGTGCAAAGTCTACCACACCGTCATCTTCCATGTCAAGGTCACTTATATCAAATGGAATATTATCAGGTAAAATAGCCTCTTCACTATTACCCATCTGTCCCATATCTTCCATACGTTGTAACCCAGCTTTAGCTTCTTGTCGAAGCATCATAAGTTTTTCAAGACCTATAAAACGAACTACGTCTGCAGGAAATACAAACTCTCCTTCGCTTAACTGTGCAGGAATATCATCACGCACTTCTTCTTGAGTAGAACCAGATGGAACTTCATTACCAGATATAGGGTCTATAGTACCACCTTCATCTTTAAGACCACCATCATCAAAAAGTTCCATTTGCTGTGCTATGCCACCTTTATTCATATTTAACTCTTTAGACCTCATCATTTTTTCTGGGTCTGTTTGTGACAGCATATAATCATCTACACCTTGCAACATAGCTAAACCACCTTCATTAAATTTAAATTGTCTTCCTAATATAGACTCTACTTCATCTCTATAGGGTAAATCTTTAACACCTAATTCTTCTTGTAATTTTCTAGCTTCTTCTCTACTAAGCTCTCTATTAACTCTCATGTCACCGCCAACAACCCACTGGTCGCTGTCAGCCTGTCCGTCAGAGTATCTATAGCTACCACCTTTAGGCACACGGTCATTAATGTCTGACCTGCCCTCTTTAGCCAACATAGACTGATAATCTACATCATCAGCCATTTCAACTTCAGCAAATACTTGGTCTTCTGCTCTTCTCTTTACGTAGAACTGATTTCCTCTACGTTTAATAGCCTCTGATGTAACCCCTGCTGCAACAAGTTTTTCTGCTTCTTTTTTGCTTACTTTTAAATCCTGTGGACCTAAGTGTGTTGCTACTGGCATTTGACTTGAGTGCCAACCCGGACGAGCCGCTACTGCTGTTACTTCTCCAAAGGGAGCTTTTTTTGTTCTTTTTGTTCTATCTGTTATAAAACCAGCATCAATTAATTTCTGACGAGTCTCCTCATCTGGTATCATTATACGAGTGCCTGTGTTTTTTGGTTTTTCTCCCTTACTTCTTTCTGCACCCTTAGTTGGCACATAAAAACTTTCCTTTGACGTAGCACCACGCTTCCCTTTAAATGCTACATCTGGAAAGTTAGCTTCTAAAAACTCTCCTTTTTTTACAGGTTGATTTGCGTCAACAAATAAAGGATATAGTTCCCCGTCCTCACCCTTTACAAATAACTTGTACGCTTTACGTGTTTTGTTAAATTTACGAAGACCTTTAGCCGCTACATCACCAATAAGGGGTAAAGCACCTAGTCCTAAAGCCGCTGTCTCTATACCTGCACCTACCTTATCACCCCTAGCTAATGCATCTTGGATGTTCTGCATACTTATTTCTTCACTAACACCCGGAATAGATTCTACAGCTAACTCACCGCTAACTTTTCCGATTGTTTTTAAATCTGACATTTGTTCTGCAAGCATTTCTTTTCTAGAGCGACTATCAACACCTGTGTCAATATCTTTCGCTTCTTGTATAGCTTGCATTTGTGCGTCAGTCAGGGCCATTTATAGCATCCCTTAATTGCTTAATATTACGTAACACTGCTATTGCACCTTGTGCGCGGTGCATTAAAATAGTATTATCACCCTGCTCTAAAGTACGATGTTGTTGTTCTATAAGAATATCAAGATACTTACTGAAGTTGTCCCACTGGCGGTTGTTGCTGACCAGCGGCTTCAGTTTGCTGAGTAATTCCTTGTTGTTGTTCATTTCCACTAAATCCTTGTTCACCCGGAAGAGGAGCTTGTCCTGTTCCTATGTTACCACCACCTGCACCTGTTGGGTCTATAGCATTTCCAGTTTGTATACCCTGTTGCTGTTGTGGTTGCTGTTGTTGTTCTAGTGGTGCTTGAAACTCTTTCATAAGTTCAGCTTGCAATGCCGCCTCACTCATGTTATTAGTTACTTTATCTGGGTCTAAGTCCATAGACTTTGCAATTTCACTAATTACGTACTGAAACTTAGCAAAAGGTGCGAGTGCTGGATTACTTGCAATTTGTAAGAATTGCATTAATCTTTGACTTCTAACTTCATTAGCCATAAGACTTTCTGTGCCACGTGCTTTAACTTCTAAATCACCTTTAATCTCAGGGTCAAAATCAAACTGCATATTAAATCTAAATAATCCTTCTCCTAAAGGACGAAGAAGATAATCATCTACATTTTTAATTACAGTTTTTATGCCTCCTGCCGCTGCTCCCATTAGCATTGATATACCAGAAGCGGTTCTACCTATACCTGATACACCTGTTTGACCATGAGCAAAACTTGGCATACCAGTGCTTTCATCAGATAGTTGTCTTGCTTTATCAAACAACATCATATTTTCTGAAGATACATTTGGAAACTTCGTGCCAAAGATAGCTTGACCCGGCGCACCGCCCTGTCTACGAAATACTTTTCCGGGATATAATGTTAAGTCCTGACCCGGCACAAGATTAGTTTCATCAACCTCTACAAGCATGTTACCTGACAATACAGCATTGTCCACAGCCATACGCATAAAGCCATTCATTAATGTTTGCGTATCATCCATATTTTCTGCAATACCTACACCAAAGAACGAATAGGGATTTAATTCGTATGGTGCGGCATGATAAGGTATCTTAGCAGGTTTAAATGGATTAAGCACCATTCTTAGTAGTTTGTTATTACATATCCAAACATTTGCTTGTAACTCATCAAACTCCATAAGTTCTTTAGGTATATCTACACCCTGCTCTTCAAGCATGTCAGTATCAACCATACCCCAATATTCAAGAACTTCAAAACGGTCAACACCATGCTCTGGTGCGTAGTCTGTTAAATCATCTTCCCAATATTTTTTATTATAGTTTTCGCCCATTGCGATACACTCATCAATTACTTCTGCGCGGAAGTATGGACGTTTTTTTAGATTACGTATTTGTGTACGAGACATCTTGTGTCTCTCTATAACATATTGCGCCTCATCCATATTGTTTGCATCTGGGTCTGGATAAAAGTTCCAAACAGATACATGATTTACCTGTGGTACAGTTTTAAAAAATGGGTCATACTCACCATCATCACCCCAATTAGGATATTCTTTATCTACGGCAAATGGACCTTTCATAATTCCTGTACCGAATAAAGATGTCTCAAATGCACTACTACGTAAATTTTTACTAGCACTAGACTCTTCTAACTGGTCATGTATTTTCTTCTGCATCTTTTTAGCCGCAATCATAGCTGGACTAAACTCAATTGCAGTAGGTGTTTTACCCGGACCTTCTTTTAGTTTATCTTGTACACCCTCTAGCTTTTCTTCTAACGGCCCAAGTTTTTCACTAAGAGTTTTAGCTGTTGCACCTTTAGGGAAAGACATACCATCCCCTGCAAAACCATACGGACTAGATAGTGATGTTTCTCCTCTAAGTTCTTCTGGCTCTTTTGGGTCAAAGTGAACATCTGAGACAACACCCTCTGGTAAAGTTGTTGGCTCAATAGATAAAGGAAACTTGTTGTTAGCGAAAAGTACATCAACGATTTGACCATATGCCGCAAGTGTTTTAGTCTTAGTAATCTTAACGAATACACGAGACCTTTCATTTTCTGTAAACTGCACATCTGGGCCATACAATCCTCTGTAGTTACGATATGCTCTTAACCAACGCTCTTCGTCTTGATAGCGATAGTCTTCAGCACGTCTGTACCTATCTATAATGAACGGTATAATTTTTGATACATCAACATCTACAACACTACTTTCATCTGTGTCTTGCAATGCAATAGCATCATCTTCAATCATAATATCTTCTTCGTTCATGCTCTATCCTCAATAACCAAATGTTGCATCTGCTATAGGCGCACTATTTCTTGGTCCCGCATGTGGGTCATAATCAAATATACTAAACCGTGGGCGTGACATTATACCATACCTTAACGCATCGTACAAGTGGTCTTCACTATTCGTGTCAATGTCTTCTGGATTCTTTTTGTCCAGTGGTAGGGCTGGTAATTGGGAGATAATGTTTGTGCAACTATTAAAGAAAACAAGTCTTGGCTCCTCTGTAAATTCGTCTACCTGTAGTCTACGATGTATTTCATTTTTACCAGATACTCTACTACCACGGCTTCTATCTGATGGTCTCCACCTGCATCCCCTATTAATCATTTGTTCAGCAAGAGATGGACCAGTATCGCCACGTTTATGCCAAAGACTACTGTCCAGCACACCATACTTAATATTTCCATCACCAACTTCTGCATCCAATATCATATCAGCTAAATCAGTGGCAAGCACCTTTGAGACATATAGTTCTCTATATATGATAAGTTGTTCAGATGGCGCAACAGCAAACCAAACAACACCAGACTTACTGCCGTAGCCATAGTCACATGCTCTAAACTTAACCCAGTTGTTAGGGATATTAAAAGGCTCAACGACATGAACAGTGCGGTCAAATTCAGTAAAAGCGGCACCTTCCTTGATATCCCAATCCCCTTCAAGAAGTTGCTTACGTTGCTGTTCTGGCAATGAAAGAAGCATGGCCTCGTAGTCTCCTGATTCTGCAAGATATGGGTTGTCAGATAACCGTGCTGGTATGAAACGCCTCTTGAAAAGCGGTCTGCCAGCTTTCGCATGTCCAGAAGGGTATCGCAGTATTTCATTATTCTCAATATCTGTCGCATCAAATGCCTTATTATAAGGTGCAGGGTCTATAAACATTTTCTTAACCCACCCGTGTCCTCTGCCACCCGGATTGGTTGTTGCTCTCATAAAGATAGGCAAGTCTGGTGCAGTGGACCGTAGACGTGACCGCATGTAATTCCATGCATATGGTGTGGACCATTGTGTCAGTTCGTCAAAGCCTATCCAGCTAAAAGCTAGACCCTGATAACGCAAGACATCATCATCCCTATCCAGATAAGACATCCACAATCTTGCACCAGATGGCGCAGTCCACTGCATCTTTCTTTCTGACCATTTAATACCCGGCCAGATTTTTGGATACAACTCCTGAGATTTAAATATAAGTTCTCTCAGTTCTTCTGTTGTATGTCGTAATAACAACCCGCTAAAATCAGGATGCCCCATGTACCTTAGAGGGTCAGAGAGCATAGCATATGACTTGCCGCCACCTGCACTACCACCGTATAGAACCTCGCGCTCTGAGGCGGCTAGAAAGTCTGTCTGTGGACCCGGATTAGGCTTAAACAATACATTAGCATGTTGTTCAATAGCTTCTGTTTCGTATTCACGTGAAACAGTTTCAACTACTTGCTTTTGCGCCTGTTCTTGCTTCTTCGATTTCTTGCGCTTTGGCGATTGCCTTTTCCGCATATTCTGCCCACTTGCGGATGCTTGCAGCTTGGTTCTTACGCTGTCGCTCATTCTGTAACCGTTTCCTTAAACCTACATGTGATATATATCTACCACTATTTGCTGATAGCCAATTAGCTACTTCACGATATGAATACTGGTTTATATACTTTCTTGCTTTATCTAACAAGTCTAACTCAGTTGATATAGGGTCAAGAATGTCAGGGTCTTCTTCACTCTGCTTGTATCCGAATGGTACTGTACGTGCAATACGTGGAATAGGTATCCACTCGTTATCTTCTTTGATGTCTGTTGGCTGTGGTAGCTTCCACTTGCCTATGCTACGTGTCATTTCTTTTTACGGTTGTCTTTTGTTTCAATAGTCATTCCAGACTTTCGCATATCTCTACTAACATTTCTGCCTTTAGACGGTCTTTTAGGGTCTAATTTTTTTTCTTCCTTTTTAATTGCCACATTAAGTTTTGTTAAAGTTTTAGCTTTTTCTAAATTTTTTTCTTGTCCTGTGTTAGCAAGTAATGCAGTATAAAAACCCGGTGCGCCACCAGTTACTTTTTTAATTACTTTTTTTCCTTTAGCTATAAGTTTTTTTGTTTCTCTTTTACGAGTTAAATTTTTACTAGCTTTTCTGGGTTCATTTCTTGACATTACTCATCCTCCTCTACAATAACAGCTTTAGGTGGCATAAGCATAACGCCGCCACTTGCTTCTACCTGCATCTTCTCTGTCTTCACCAGACCTACACTTCTTGTCATTTCTTTTTACGGTTGTCTACAATTTTTACAGGATTTACATAACTTTTAGTTGCTAATCCCCCACGATTATAAAAATAATCACGAATATAGGAACGCAAAGTATCAATACCACCGGGACCAGTAGATTGTCCTTTAATAAAAGAAAGTTCATCTTTTCCAAAACGGTCTAGAATTTTAGGTCCAAACTCTTTAAAAATTGCAGCTTTAGTCATTTTAGCTACTGGGTCTTTCGTATTCGCCATTATTCATCCTCACTTACTGCTTTAGGTGGCATAAGCATAACACCACCACTTGCTTCTACTTGCATCTTCTCTGTTTTTACTAAACCTGTACGGTCTAATAATTCTTTTGCTGCAACCATCTTGTCACGTATGCCAAGTTCTGTTGGGTCATACAATGCGCCTGTCATAGCCATAGCCGCTTTAGGTGCA